GAGCTGCTTTCCATGAGCCATACTGAGCATCCAGTGGTGCCCAACCCCCTACGGGTAGTCCATTTGACGTGAAGTTTTTCGCCCAGTGCTGTTCTAAATCATCACGGATGCGTTCGAAAACTGGGCCAAAATCTCTGGCACGCCGCTGCACACCATTGATTTCTCGTTTGAGAGGTTGAGTATTGAATTCGGTGTCAAACTCAATCTGAACACCTTTTGCCCGCCGCGCCCTTTGAAGCGGCTGAGGAATGCCGATTCGAAATGCCATATTAAGCCACCCGAATTCGGCGATGTCGTCTGACCGCCAGCAACTCCCTATCTGTAAACCCTGTTTCCATAGGGGCGATATTTCGAGGTTCGAGATCCTTAATGCCGACAACATCGTCGTGCATGTTCTGCATCTCTCTAGAAGCAGCCCTCAAAATCATTAACTTAAAAGTAGGGATGTTTGCACCAGCAAGACCGGCATTGTAAGTAATCGTTAATTTATCATTGGAGCTACCGCGATAAACGTCTACGCCGTATCGACGTGCAACGTATTCGGTTCCGGCAACTAAAGTTTCGGCGGCACTTCCGGGAGTTACGGGAGTAAGAACGACACTCGCAATTGAGTTAACCGGACTTTCTCGTAAGTACACCGTCGCTGGAGGATCTGTATACGAAAGAATGCCGCTTGTGTTCGAATCTAGTTTATTGTCATAAAAAAATGAGGTTTCAGGAACACCCAAATGATTCGAATCGAGAATGTAATCCTCGGTGAAGTTGGCTGCTTCAATCTTTCTTCCTAAATAGGTTTCCAGTTCTGATTGAAGACCGCCAAGAACAATGTCAGCAGCGTCTTGTTGACGCAAGCTGAACTCAATATCCATGTAGGTTTTAAGATTGGCACGAGTTACCAGAGCCATATCGCAGGCTCCTATCTAATCGCGCGACGACGGCGCCTACCGCCTCTACGGATGATGTCACGCACTCGCTCATTGGCTATACGTCCACGACCACGGCGGGCTTCACGGCCACGCAAAAGAGAGCGAATACTACGACGAATTCGTCCAGCTCGCCGAAAATCGAATTCGCGTTCTCTACCGGGTGAGGGCATAACAACACCTTCCTAGATTTGATCTAGTTCTAAGTGTAGCACTAGGCCCTTACACTATATACCCGTTAATTGTTACCTATCGGCGTTAGGAGGTTTTTCTGTTGTGACTTCTTTTTTGTCAACAGTTCCGGGCGGAGCTTCCACCGGAACCCATGCCATCGAATAACGATGATTCGGAACTTTTCGGTGCTTAATGATCGAGCCATCCAACATCAATTCCAATTCATCGCCCTTCATACAAAAACGAGCCACGAAATCTTCTACCGAAAATGCTCTAGATCTTTTCAGTTGTTTTACGATTCGAGATAATTTATGGGCAACCATGTTCCCACGACCACGATTCAATTGAACGTGTAGAGCCATAGCCTCAGTTTCGCCACAATCAATCACATGAATAGGTACGCCATCAGCAAACCGTTCTGACAGGTGTTTATTACCCCTGATTGCTCGCAGCCGCTGAGAGCCGTCAATTACGTTCATGCCGTCCTTCTGAACAACAAGTGGGGAAAGCACCCCATAATCCATTAGGGCCGCTGTCAGGACCAACAAATCCGGTCTAAGGATATATGTGGCATTCCACTCTGGAATATTGAGCTCCTCGTAATCCCGAACCCACATCGTGTATTGCTCTGCACTCATGAGGCTTCCTCTGCTGCTTTCTGCCTCACTGTGTGGGCTCTCGTTTTTGGCCCCACGGGGGAGGCTGAAGTTGTGGTGAGTTCGTTGAGTAGGAGATTCCTGATTAACCAATTAATCGGATACGAGTGCGGATCTAAAGCATGTTTCTTTCTGAATTCAGCCGCATACGCCTTAGCCCTTCGAGCTTTTGAATCACCGATCATGTAATCCTCGATGACACTAGTTACGCCGTCCCAACCCTCGTCGGCATAGTTGTTGATCAATTGCTCAATGTCGAAGTCCTTCCACCAACGACGCTGAGCGTCGATCTGGGGAAAGCATTCATACAGCTTGTCGTAGAATTCTGGTTCTGTGGCAACCACATCCCCAATGCGTCGAATCGCGACAGAGTGGAGTGGTATCCCGACACGAGTATTCGATCCAGTTAATGCTGCCCTGTCGTAATACTCACAGTAGGGGGCATTATGTTCTTCGGTAATGAATTTGAGTACATCGTTAACATTCCAGTCGTAAATCACCTTCGCAAATTTGAGAGGTGTTCCACGCTTGATGCCGAAAGGTGTGACGATGTAATTCTCGTGCAGCTTCTGCACCAAGGATCGGTAACGGATCATCGACTCGGCAGCCCGGACGCCAGTAATGAAGGCGACGCTTCCTTGCTTCCCTTGCATCGTGTAAAAATCAACAGCTTCAGGTAGGGGTTGACCCCCTTCTAGCCCGAACGATTTTGCGCTAATTACATCTTCCGGCATTTCGCGTACCCATCGCCCTGTTTGTTCTCGATACTCCCCCCACAACACCACGGGTTGTCGTCGGCCCAGAACCCATACCTCCCCCCCGTATGGGAGGCAATACCACTCCATGTCGACCCAATCGAAATTTCTGACCATTTCGACATATTCGAGAACGAGAGGACTAACCATCTCTTCATCTCTGAATATGACTTTGACTGGACCTAAGTCACGTTCTTCGTGCACCTCTTTAGCCAGATAGAGAACAGCCGTACTGTCTTTGCCTCCAGAGAATTGAATACAAACGGTATCGAAGGTGTCGTAAACGTGACGTATCCGTTGACGAGCAGCATCGAGACATGTGATGTCTAGAAACATCCGCTGACGAGTCATAACTCTGAGTGCGCCTCGACAAATGACATCAACTTCTCTGCAGTTGTATCGCCTTCATAGGCCGGTTGCCCGCGAAGCCATCGCACAAAGGTGTACCAATCTTTCTGCTGGGCAGGATCATCGAAAACCAAGGTGTACTGGACAACTGCTTTATTTGACTCACCCTGAGGCGTAACTGTGCTGCCCTGAATAGCAATATCGTTATGGTCGACACTGTCGTCGGCGACAATCTTTCGTTCCCCATCCTCGCCATCCTGCACTAAAGCATCTAGCGCATCATCCATCCTGTCGATCAGAGACGGACGAGTAAATGTTGTGGTGCCATCTTCTCTGTCTGCGGCGATTTCTGCCTGCTCTTCGTAAAGAGCAATCTCGAAATCGTCCCACGCCAAGTCGCCCATAAGATCGCTGTACTCATCAACAACACTCAGAATCATGTCGACAGCCTTGGTGTTATCTGTATGGCCCAACTCCATTGTCCGGTTGTCAGCAAGGGCAAAAGCAACAGCTCGTTTGTCATCCCCATCAAAGGGCACAGCGGCAATATGAGTCCAGCCAAGCTTCTTGGCTGCTTCAACCTGATGGTTGCCAGCGATAACCGTGGCCTTATCGTCTTCGTTCAGACGAATCACAATGGGCTTCACTTGACCAAATTCATCGTATGACGCAGCGATCGCTTCAACATTTCCAACTCTTGGGTTATTGAGAAGGGGCTGGAGGTCGCTCAATGGGACAAGCAACTCGTTGAGAGACTCGTGGACTTTGTAGTTACCCTTCATGGTCACACCTGCACTCTGACGTTTGCATTTAACGTTCGCATCGCGTCGATGGACGTTCTCAAGGAGAGCAATTTCTCTCGCTTCGATTTTAGTAGGGCTTCCGATATTTTGTACTCAAACTGTTCGTCAGCCATTTTGTAGTCGGCCCAAGATTCTCGTTCTTTGATCGATCCCTTGGCCGACAAATACTCCTTAGCCCATGACGCTTTATACCTCGCCTCTTTTTTAGCATTGTCTTCAGCGAGGCTTTCAAAAGCTTCTGTTTCGCTTTCCAATTCGTCAAGGAAATATAACAGTCGTTGTTCGATCTCTACCTGACTAATAGGGCCTCTAAAGTTCATTATCTTTCCTCACAACATGGGACCAGTCGATGGATTCCAAAGCCTCTAAGTTCTTCTTTGGCCATTCTTCGTCAGACAAACCAAAGCGGGTACGTCCCATCTGCTCCAAGATCCACGCATCACACATATCGTCGGCACCCTTGCCCTCCCAGACTAATCCAGTCCGGGCAGAGATTGCGGAGATGACTTCAGCCTTCGATGCGTTGCCTCTTCCAGT